GAGACTCTTCTCCGGCTCAGCAAGACGATGGCCAGAGAGTGTTCGGCCGTGACGCTATCATCTTACCAGATTGAGGATCATTTCGACGAACAGACCCATTTCAAGGTCTCGTGTGGACTTCGTGAGGCTGGTCTCAACGATACACAGATCACCGACGCGATCAATGCGATGCAGAACAACGGCATCCTATTCCGAGAGAGGGACTGATGCAGACCAACACGTACTACCGGAAGCCGTTCCCGGTCCAGGCCGTTCAGGTGACGGCCGAGAACCTCTTCGAGGTGGCCTCGTGGTGCAAAGGCGAGGTGTTGGTGACGCAGCCGCGGTCGGCAGGGCCCGGTAGCACCGGTCAGAAGAGCTACGTCAAGGTTTCCGTCGTCGCCCCGCGGAACCCGAAGCAGACCATGGCGTTCCCGGGGGACTGGGTACTCGCCGCGGGGAACAGCAGCTTCAAGGTCTACACGAGCAAGGCGTTCAAAGACACCTTCAACTCTGCGGCCTCGTGTGCTGGCGTCGCCGAAGAGACTTCCATCGCAAAGGGCATCGAGTGGGACATCGATGCGAATCGTCCGGCCGGAGAGATCAAGTATGGCCCGGAACATGACTACGAGATACTGAAGGCGATCGAAGAAGAGCCCTTCACCGCCGAAGAGGTCGCCAGGATCAAGGCGGCACGAGGTTCCAACTACATTCCCGGAAGTGGTTCTTCCGGGTTCGGAATGAAAGGCTGAGAGGAAAAGACATGCAGAAGGTATTCCCGTGGCCGAACGGCGGACAGACCACGCTCGAGGATCTTTCCGAGCTCGGTGGAAAAGATCCACTGATCCAGATCACCGACCATGGAACACCCTATGGGGACAAGTCGGCGCTGCACAGCGTGACAGATTCGGAGACTCTGGCGATCGCCCACATCCAGTTCGGTCTCGACCTGCTGGAAGTCGTCCGTGAGGTCCGACAGAACAAGGCCTGACGTTTGTAGGTTGGGGACGGGCTACGGCTCGTCCCTTTCCTAGAGGCATCAAGGCCTCGGAGAAGGAGATTGTAATGTCACACGAGGAAATCAAGGACCGATTCGGGACGCACACACCTTCGGAGGAGAACGCGGAGAAGCACAAGGAGCTCCGGTTTCAGTTCATGAGCATCGCGTCGGAACTGGATGTCTTCCTACCTCCGGGTCGTTCCAAGGCGTTGGCAATGACGGCTCTCGAGGAGGCGTCCATGTGGGCGCACAAGGCTATCGCATCGCTTGACCCGGTCGACGAGCTCTAACGTTTGAAGATAAAACCTCTGTCCCACTATTTAAGGAGATATAATGCGTCCCTTGGGATGGGTGTTCTTCTTCAGCTCTATCGCATTCGTGCTGGCCTGGTCTTGGGCGAGTGCGAAATGAGAGGGCTTCGAATCCTTGGGTGGCTGATCATCATCGCGTTCATCCTGAGCCTCCTTCTCGCTCCGCAGTTCTGGAAGGATCTGTAGATGCACCACGTGATTAGTAATCGTGACGCGGGCTGGGCTGTCGCCTGCGCTGTTTGCTTCCTGCTCGGAGTCATAGCTGGCATTCGGAGTGGGAGAGGTAAGAAGAGGTAATAGCTAGGGTGGGGGTCCTTCGGGGCTCTCACCCTAGTACTAGCACTTTATTTTTCGAGGAGGGAGGCTTGTGGTAGATCTATATCCACACCAACAAGATGCCGTTAATAAACTGAGCAACGGGAAGATCTTGTGGGGTGGCGTTGGTTCTGGAAAGTCACTAACCGCGGCGGCATACTATATGAAGGTAGAAGCAGATGCTGATATCTACGTTATCACGACGGCTAAGAAACGCGATTCCTTGGATTGGGAGAAAGAGTTCGCCAAGTTCGGAGTCGGAAAGCACCTCAACGCCACAGTCGCTGGCGCTCTTACGGTTGACTCTTGGAATAACATCGGTAAATACCGAGAGATTACTGGCGGATTTTTCATCTTCGACGAGCAGAGACTTGTTGGTTCTGGGCAATGGAGCTCAGTATTCATCAATATCGCCAAGAAGAACCACTGGATTCTCCTTTCTGCTACGCCCGGAGATACGTGGCTGGATTACATTCCAGTCTTTGTCGCTAATGGATTCTACAAGAATCGCACTGAGTTCAAACGAGAACACGTGGTTTACAACACCTATAGCAAATTTCCTAAAGTCGATCGCTACACGAACGTGGGACGACTCGTTAAACTTCGAAACCATCTGCTCGTGGAAATGCCGTATCTGCGGCGAACCACACGAGTGGAGAATACCATACACGTTGCTCATGATCGAGAACTACTAGATAAGGTGGTGAAGGAAAGATGGCATGTCTACGAGAATCGTCCATTGAGGGATGTGTCGGAGTTATTCAGTGTGATGAGGAAGGTTGTCAACTCAGAAGAGTCGCGACTAAAAGCGGTTCAAGAGTTGATACTAACTCACTCTCGGCTGATTGTCTTCTACAACTTCGACTACGAGCTGGAGTCGTTGAGGAGCCTTGCGAGCCCCTCGACCTCAGTGGAGGAGAGCCAACAGAAGAATATGTCACTCTCTTCGGGAGAGGCGGCTACCTCATTCGCGGTCGCAGAGTGGAACGGCCACAAGCATCAGGAAGTTCCGACCACGGATAGATGGGTTTATCTGGTTCAGTACGTGGCTGGAGCTGAGGGGTGGAACTGCATTGCTACGAACGCGATGGTGTTCTATTCCCTCACATACTCGTACAAAGTGTGGCATCAGGCACATGGTAGGATCGATCGCCTAAATACCCCATATCAGACACTCTTCTACTACACCCTTTTGTCCGATTCCGTCGTTGACCATGCGGTTGCCAAGGCCTTGGCGGGAAAGAAGAGTTTCAACGAAAACAAATTTATGTCCGCTTTGGGATAGTTGGTATACCCTACGAAATGCCAAAATGCCAAATCTGAAGCTAAAAACTATTTGTTATAAGGTTTGTTAATAGTTAGTTACTAACTATTAAGTAAAGCGTTTTAAAAAGTTTTGAAGAAAATTTTTGGCTTTTTGACAAGATCGTCGATCGGAGTAGTTGTGGACGAACAGTGGTCCTACATACAAGAGTTTCCGGGTTACGCGGTCAGCAACCTTGGTCAGGTTGCGAATCTCCGTAGGGACTCACTAATCCGACCGGTTCCAAATCGTCAAGGTATCGCCATGGTGGGGTTCTTCAAACAAGGCCAGCACACTACGCGTTCGTTGCCTCTCTTGGTGGCCAATGCTTTTCTTCCAAGAACTAAGGAAGCGTTCAATGCCCCCATCCAGTTAGATGGCGATCGAATGCAATGCCGTGTCGACAATTTGATGTGGCGTCCTAGATGGTTTGCTGTTTTGTACCACCAGCAGTTCAGCAAGGATGACTTCTACTACCCCGACGCAGATCTCGAGATCGAAGACACAGGCGAGCACTTCAAGGGTTGGGCCGAGCCGAGCGTAATCTATGGTCTTCGTTACATCGACATCATCGTGTCTTACACCAACCACAAAGGAACTTGGCCGACAGGACAAAGGTTTATACGACATAACTAACTATTAACTAGCTCGCAAAACTTGCGATATGATAGAAGAGGTAAGACAAAGCCTTTTAATTTAGGGAAGGAGTGACATTGCTAGAGCGTGACTATCAACGACAGCTCATCATCCGGCTTCGTCTCGAATTCCCAGGTTGCGTCATTCTCAAGAATGACTCGGCCTACATGCAGGGTGTCCCGGATCTGACGATCCTCTACGGGATTGCCTGGGCGATGCTTGAAGTGAAGGCGTACGAGAACGCACCTGCGCAGCCGAATCAAGAGTTCTATGTTCGGCAGTTGAATGAGATGTCGTTCGCAGCCTTCATTTACCCTTCTAATGAAGAGGACGTCATCCGTGAACTTCACCAAGCATTTGAATCTAGCAGGGCAACACGCTTTGCTAAGTCCGAGTGACTATCACTGGGTCAACTATACCGAAGAGAAGTTGGATCGCGTCTTCTTTACAAGGATGGCTGCTCGACGGGGAACCGAGCTCCACGCCTTCGCCCATGAGGCTATTCGTCTTGGTGTTCGACTGCCTGACGATACGAAGACTCTGAACAACTACGTCAACGACGCAATCGGTTTTCGCATGGATCCGGAAGTGATGCTCTTCTACTCAGAGAATTGTTTCGGTACCGCAGACTGCATTGCGTTCCGACGAAACGTGCTTCGAATTCACGATCTCAAAACTGGTGTGACTCCTGCTTCAATTCACCAACTCGAGGTCTACATGGCGTTGTTCTGTCTCGAGTATCGGTTCAAGCCGTTCGAGATCGAGGCCGAACTTCGCATCTACCAGAACGACAACGTTCAAGCGTACGTTCCTGACCCCGACGACATCTTCCACATCATGGATAGAATCGTTACCTTCGACAAGCGGATCAAGATGTTGAAGATGGAGGCTGAGTGATAATCGACGAAGAAAACTACCTCAGCCACTACGGCATCCTTCGTAAGTCGGGACGCTATCCGTGGGGCTCTGGTGGGGAGCAGAGTGAGCGCAACCGTTCCTTCCTTGGCATGGTGGACGATCTCAGGAAACAAGGTCTAAGCGAGAAAGAAATCGCAGATGGCTTCGGGATTACCACCACACAGCTTCGTGCAGCCAAGTCGATCGCCAAGAATCAAGAGAAGCAAGCTGACATCATTCAGGCCCAGCGCTTGAAGGATGATGGTTGGTCGAACGTAGCTATCGGCGAACGAATGGGGTTGAACGAGTCTTCTGTTCGATCGCTTCTTGAACCAGGTCAGAAGAGCAAGCTTGATGTTCTTGAGACCACGGCGAACATGCTCAAGGACCAGGTAGCCAAAAAGACCTATCTTGACGTGGGTGCTGGCGCACATCTCGGTTCCATCGGCGTGAGTGAGACGAAGTTCAAGACTGCCATTGCTCGCTTGCAGGAAGAGGGCTACAAGCTCCACTACGTCAAGGTGGAGCAGTTGGGCACCGGACAGCAGACAACCATCAAAGTCTTGACCAAGCCGGATGTCCCCTATTCCGAAGTGTTTAAGAATCGTGACAAGATCAAGCCAGTCACGGATCACACTGAAGATGGTGGGCACTCCTACGTCTCGATCCACCCACCCATCTCAATCGAGTCAAAGCGTGTTCATGTCCGCTATGCCGATGAGGGTGGATCCGAAGCTGATGGTGTGATCTTCGTTCGACCGGGCGTCAAGGATCTCTCGCTCGGATCTTCACGCTATGCTCAGGTTCGTA